TTTTTTCTTTTGTTTATAAATTCTGCAAATTGCTCCTTTACTTGCCGTTCAAGAGGGTGCAGATAAAAGGCGTTTCTGCGTTCGAGCTCTGCCATTCGTTCAGCCCTGTAGGTTGCCGCCTCAAAGCTAATGTCACATAAATTTGCAATTGCAGCGGCATTTGTTGCGTGTAGCTCATGGAGTACGCAAGCCGGAGCCAACAAATCTCGAGCAAATACATTTGCCGAATGTTCGGCATCATCAGTTATTAAAAAGCCGTTGCCGTCAGCTTTAAATAAATGCCCTAAGAAAATGTGTCCAAGCTCGTGTGCGATTGTGAATCTGCATCGCTGAGGGGATTGCTCATCTGCATATATGATATAAAGTTTATCATTTTGTATAAGCGTTGTGCCGCTCTCGTTTTCGCTTAGCAGATTGACTGCCGAATTTTTCAGTAAAACAATGTCTGCTTGCTTTGCTATCTGACTGACTTTAACAGGCAAGTTGCTGATTCTGTAGTCGATTAAACATTGCCAAGAGGCATTGCGTGCATTTTTATATTGTCCATAATTCAAGTTTTACCACCTCATAGGTATTGTAACCTATGGGGTGTTTTTTATTATGTAATGCTTATAAGTCTGTATCGTCAGGCTCAAATTTGCTAAGATCAGGTAAGTTTACTATTTCAATAGGTTGATTGTTACCGTCACTTCGTGCGGCTTTTACGGTCGGTATTAGATTATCATTAATTTTTAAAATAGTATCAATTGTGTACTGATGTTCAGGGTGATTTCGATAAGCATAAACCAAATCTTTTTCATGATTGGTTAAAATCATAGTGTTGCTTTTGTTTGGTATTTCTCTGAACTCTGCAAGAATATCATCCACATTATATATATCACAAAGTGCGATTAAAATTTCTGCATCAGGTTGACCGTGATTGTTTTCCCATGCATTTACGGTTTTTCCGCTTTTATTTATTAATTTTCCGACTTCATCGGCAGTTAATCCACTTTTTTTCCTTAACTCTTTTAATTTTTGTGCTATAAATTCTCTTGACACTTTGTTTCTCCTTTTATAGATGTTTTATCTACGCTTTTATTATAATTCGCTAATCACAGATTGTCAAGAAAAAAATCTGAAAAATGTAGAATTATTTTTTTAAAATCTCTTGACAATCTGCAAAAGTTAGACTATTATTAAAATGAAATCTACAAAATGTAGTATTTAACAGTCGAAAGGAGGTAAAAAGTATGACTGTGAACGAAAAACTTAAAAAGATTGTCGAAGAAAAAGGAATTAAACAATCATATTTGTGTGAGCATACTGGAATGACTGCTGATGCAATTTCAAGAATATTAAATTCCAACCGTAAGGTTACAGCAGAAGAGTTTTTGGGAATATGTCAGGTGCTTGATGTTGATCCAAGGCAGTTTTTTAAGCAGTCTGCTTAACTTATTACCTCAGAAAGGAATGGTAAAAATGGATTTAAAGCCTTGTCCGTTTTGTGGTCGGAAACCGATAATTGAACATTGGAGCAGTGGCGGAATAATGTATATGGTTAAATGTAATAACCCTGATTGTCCTGTCCCTGTGAACAGCTATCCGACAGGAAGAAATTTAAACGATGTAGAAGATGAATGGAACAAGAGGTCTGATAATGACAAACTTTGAAAAAATCGGCACTTGTACGATCAATATAGATTTGAGGTGAAGAAGATGAATGAATTAAAAAAAATCCCTACCGCTCAGTTGGTAGAAGAGCTGAGCAATAGGGAAGATGTAGATAGTTATACAACCACCGAATCGTATGGTGTATTACACAAAGCAAAGAATGTGGATAAAAGATATCCTGTGGGAACAGTTGTGTTGTTTGTTAATCCACAGGGTAGGTGTTCTGAGTGATGTATTTAATATAGTCTCTGTAAAAATCATCAAAAGCAACAATTGTATTATCATCGGCATTTTTTTCAAGATAATCAAGCATTACAAATTTGCAAACGCTCTCGGGAAAATTATTGTCGGCGATTATGTCATTAGCTGTGTTGTATGTAACATCACTACCGATAACAACTTGTTTGCTTAACCATTTTTTAAAGCTCAGCACAATGCACACCTCACTTTCATTATATAGTGTAATGAATTGCGGTTCATCACTACATATAGTATATCATAGAAAGTTGGTGAAATCAATGCACATCAATGAATTTGCTGAAATCTTGCTTAAAAGCAGGAAACAGAAAGGTCTTTCACAAAGCGAGCTTGCTAAGAAATCAGGCTTTACTAAAAGGGCTATTCAGTATTGGGAGAAAGGCAAAAAGAGCATTTCTCTTGAAAATGCCGACAGGCTCTTAACGGCTTTAGGTTTAGAAATCAAGATAGGTAAAACAGAAAGCAGGTGATAACAATGCAGATAACAGGCACACCCGATGAAACCGCAGAATTTATGAATCTGCTGAAAAGCGATTACAGAGGTGACTGCACAATTGAAAAAGATGTTAATTGAAATAAAGTAGGGAGGTGTTTATATGGACACAGTTCAGATGAACAAAAAAATCAAAGAAATTATGGATAGCAGTGATTTCTATTTGCTTTCTGAGGACGCCGCAAAGGCTATTGGAGTTGCTCCGCAAAAATTGCGTGAACAGGCAAAGGACGAACCCGAAAAATTGGGATTCAATGTAATTGTAGTCGGCACATCTATCCGTATTCCGAGAATACCGTTTCTCAATTATATTCTCGGTTCAAACCCGTTGAAAGGAGTGTAACAAATGCGGTTAAGAAATTACCCGACAAAAAGAAAGCTGCTCAAGGATATTGAAAACCTCAGAGCAGAGAACAGACATCTCAGTATTGAGTTGAGAAACGCAAGAACGGACCTTGCACTCGAAAAAACAGCGTCAAGCGGTTACAGGCATGAAAACCGAGAGCTAAAGTGCAAGCTCAAAGCCCTTGAAACGCCTGAATCCGAATCCTTCGGTTTTGAATGTGTGGGGGTGAAGAAATGAGCAATAAAAAAAGTGCCTGTGACACTGTGAATGCCACAAGCACAAAGAACAATAAATCTAATTCAATTATATCCTCTGCAACAGAAAAAATCAAGTTGTGCAACAAAAAAAATCTTAAAGATCATAGATCTAAAGCAATTCTTGAGCCGGTAAAGAAAATGCTCTGCGAATTTTCGGCGCAGAACGAGGAATTTGCAAGAGCAGTAACGGCTGTAGAAAGCCTTGAAAAGCTGATTGACGAAGTGGGAAAGAAGCTCCCCGCTGCAGTTTCCGACCTTGATGTGTATCAGCAGATTGTCGGTAAGATTTTCCCCGGAGCAAAGGTTACTTTCACAATGCAGATACATATGTCTGAATACGAACTTGAAGAACCTGATGTCGCAGAGCAGAAAACAGATCCTGTTACTCTTGACCTCGGCAATCTTATAGATTGGTAGGTGTCAGCATGATTAAAAATCCTGACAGCCTGCTTAATAAGATTCCTGACCTGACAGATGAACATGAAAAGCAGACAGCGATGTACTTTCCACAGTATGCCTTTTATGAAAATAAAAGTAAAAGAACCTGTGACTATTTCTGTACAAGCTGTCAAAGTTGGCACATCGGCGAACAGTTCCGACTTCGCCATAATCAGGAATTTGTGTGTAGTCATTGCAAAGAAAGCGTAAAAGCAAAAGCCCTGCACTACGGCAGAAAGAAACTTAAAAGAAGTCGCAAGTTTGGTTTTTGCTTTGCTGTTGACGGCAGGCTGTACATCAGATTTGTAACGGCTTATCAGGGATTTTCGGAAGATATTTACAACGAAAATCCTGTCGAAATGACGCCCCGATATACTTTTTCGGATGAATATCTTTATGTATATGAACAGCACGCAATGCAAAGATTTGCATATGGCTGGTACGATAAATTATTTCATCCGCTGAAGACAGACGGAGTTATCCCCTCTACATCACAAGGTTTTGCGTGGTATTGGGGTCCGTCTGAAAAAACCTTGTATTCAGGCTGGGGCTCAACCGTACTTTTAAATCTCGATGTAATAACCGATACGGATCTCAGATATTCGTGTGCGGATGAGCTTTCAAACAGATATACGGTTCAAGGGATTCTCAAATGGCTGAACATATATGTAAGGCACAATAATGCAGAATACCTGATTAAAGGCGGTTTTGAGCATATTGCAGAGCTTTTGATTGACGGCAAACTATCACTCAATAAAATTCATTGGAAAGAAACCAATCTGCTTAAAATGCTCGGATGTCGTAAGGAGGATATGCACTTTTTCGCAGATTATGATTCAAGTGCAATTGAACTTTACCGCAGTGTGATAAAGGAAGAACCGACCATTCATATGGCAAGCGAGTTCATAAGCAAGCTGTCAAAGCTCAGTACTTATGCTGTAGATGAACTTCACAAAAATAACCTTACATACAGACAGATTCTGAAGTACGGCAAAAACAATCGGAGAGTAATGCTGTGGAAGGATTATCTTGATAACTGCCAAAAACTTCCCGAGGGTATCGAAGAAATAATGCCGGCTCATCTTGAAGAGGCTCACGACAGAACGCTTGAAAAGGTTGCTTTCTATGCAAACAAAGAAGAAACGGAGCAGATTGCAAAAATGGCAAAGACACTTTCTCCGTTGCTGATGAGCACAGACAGCCTTATAATGCTTGCCCCAAAAAGCGGTGAAGAAATAATAGCAGAGGGCAGAATATTACAGCATTGCGTCGGCGGATATGTAAGACGGCACGCAAGAGGTGACACGATAATACTTTTCATTCGTCATAAAGATAAACCGAAAATCCCGTTTTTTACGATTGAAGTAAATCCCGAAACATTGGAAATAATGCAGTGCCACGGTTACAAAAATGAGCGTGACAGCGGATTTAAAAAGCCGGATGAAATCAAGAAATTTGAAAAGCAATACGCTGAATTTTTGGAGGATATAAAAAATGTCAGAAATAACAGTAAGCGAACAGCATAAGCAGGCGATAGAACTTCATCAGAAGATAATCGTAAGTGCAAACCTTGCACAGCAGAACATATGGGATATGTGCAACGGGCTTAAAACAATGCGTGACAACAAACTGTACAAGGAGCTTGGATATCAGAACTTCGAGGACTACTGCGAGAATGAAGTAGGTATGAAACGCAGTAACGCATATAACTATATTTCTATTGTAGAAAAAATAAATCCTGAAAATGTCCAAACGTTTGGACAAATTAGCAAAAGTAAGTTGATGTTGCTTGCCACTATCAGCGAACCCGAACAGGCTGAAATTGCCGAAAAGCTCGACCTTGAAAACACGACGGTTAAGCAGTTAAAAGCAGAAATTGAGAAACTAAAGGTTGAAAAATCAAATCTCAATGATGAGAAAGAAAACTTGCAGAATAGCAACAACTATCTCAAGACTGATTTTAAGGAAGTATGTCAGAACAAAGCAGAAGTTGACAGACTGTTGACTAAAGAGCAAAACCGAAACAGTGAGCTTGAGGCTAAAATAAAGGAACTCGAAAGCCGTCCTATTGAGGTTGCCGTTGCAGAGCCGAGCGACAATGAACGCAGACTCAATGAAACGATTAAGGCTTTGGAAAGGGAGAACATTAAGCATTATGATGAACTCGAAGAAGAATACCGCAACAACGAAAAAATCGTCAGAAAACAGCTTGAGGATGAAAAACAGGAGGCTCTTCGCAAACAGAAAGAGGAGTATGAAGAAAGGCTGAAAAATGTTCAGACTGCCGACGGTTCATCGGATGACAAGGATGTCTTTAAGGCATATTTTTCAATAGCATATGACAGCTTTGTCCGTATGCTCGATTTCGCCAAGCAGTCACAGGACAAGGAATTTTTCAAAGGCAAGGTCGAAAAATTAATAGCGGCGCTTGCCACACAAAATATAAATCTTTAAGGGGGAGCAACAATGAAACTTTATGAGCTTACCGAGATGTACTCGGATTTATTTAATCAGTTTGACGCTATCAACGAATGGGAACCCGATACGAATGCAGACGGAATGCCGATTGATGACGACGGCAACATTATTGCCAATGTGGACGCCTACCGCAACAAGATGTTGACAGCGTGGTTCGATACTCTCACGGGCATTGAGGGCGAATTTGACGAGAAAGCTGAGAGCATTGCAATCTACTACAAACAGCTTCTTGCCGAGGCTAAAATGCTTAAAGCCGAAAAGGCGGTAATTGCAAAAAGACAGTCACAAAAAGAAAAACAGGCGGAGAGCCTTAAAACCTATCTGTTTAAGTCAATGCAGGCACTCGGCAGACAGAAGATTGATATGCCGAGAGCGGTTATGTCGCTTAAAAAGAACGCTCCGAGCCTTGTTGTTGATGATGAAATTTCATTTATTGAGTGGGCGGAGGAACACAATCTTGACCACCTTTTGAAGTACAGTATGCCCGAAGTGAAAAAGAATGATGTCAAGGCTATCTGCAAAAAGGGCGAAGAAATCCCCTTCGTACATATGGAAGCCAAGCAGTCATTAAGTATTAAGTGAGGTGTTATTTATGGGATTACCTATATTGGTTTTAGGATATTCAGGCAGCGGAAAATCTGCCTCTTTAAGAAATTTCAAAGCAAATGAACTTGCTCTTGTGAATGTAAACGGAAAATCACTTCCGTTCAGAACCAAATTCACTTCTTCAATCAATTCCGACAACTACATAGATATTGAGGACTTTATCAAAAAGCAGAAATGTAAGTCGATTGCAGTTGATGACGCACAGTATCTCATGGCTAATGAGTATATGAGAAGAGCCAAGGAAACAGGCTTTCAGAAGTTTACCGATATCGGTAAAAATTTTTGGGAGCTTGTGAAAGAGGTTGAAACTCTCCCGAATGACACGATTGTTTATTTTCTCAGCCATATTGAAACCGACGAAAACGGCAGACAGAAAGCCAAAACAATCGGCAAATTGCTTGACGAAAAAATCTCGGTCGAGGGAATGTTTACCACGGTTTTAAAAACTGTTGTCGTTGACGGCAAGTATCTTTTTGCAACACAAACGGATGGTAACGATACCTGTAAAAGTCCGATAGGCTTGTTTGATTCAATGTACATATCAAATGACCTTAAAATTGTTGATGAAGCATTGAGAACATACTATTCAATGCAACCCGAACAGTATTGTGATGAGTGCAAAGCACCGATACTTTCGGACGGTAAACGCACCGTTAAACAGATCATTGACGGCACAACAAAAAATTACGGCAGACAGCTCTGTATGCAGTGTGTTGCAAAGCTGATAAAGCAGAAGAAACAGGAAAAGCAGAGAGAGGGTGCAGACAATGCAACTTCGACCATATCAGAATGACCTTGTTGAACAGGTAAGACAGGCTTGGCGAGAGGGTTACAAAGCCCCTTGCATAGTTCTTGGGTGCGGCGGCGGAAAGTCCTGCATTGTCGCAGAAATTGCAAGACGAACAACTTGGAACGGGAAACGGGTGCTGTTCCTTGTTCACAGGAGAGAGCTTGTTGACCAAATATTCAGAACCTTTGTCCGCTGGGGTGTGCTTATGGATTTGTGCCAAATCGGTATGGTGCAGACCTTTACACGAAGATTGAAGAAACTGCCCAAACCCGCACTTATCATCACAGACGAAAATCATCACAGCCTTGCACAAAGCTACAAACGCATTTACGAACATTTTTCAGATGTTCCGAGGGTTGGCGTCACCGCAACACCTGTCCGCTTAAACGGTGACGGTTTGGGTGATGTAAACGATAAGCTGATTGTCGGAGTTAGTACAAAATGGCTCATTGAGCATAACTGCCTTGCCCCGTATGATTACTATGCGCCGAGCGTTGCCGACCTTACGGGACTGCATACAAAAATGGGCGAGTATGTCACCGCCGACATTGAAAAGGAAATGATTAAAAACACGGTGTTCGGTGATGTTATCAAATATTACAAACAGCTTGCAGACGGTAAGAAAGCCGTCTGTTACTGTTCTTCGGTAAAGCACAGTCTTGCAACAGCGAAGGCATTCCGTGACGCAGGAATTTCAGCCGAGCATATTGACGGAGCTACTCCAAAGGCACAGAGAGAACAGATTATAGCCGATTTCAGAAACGGCAAAATTACAATTCTCTGCAATGTGGATTTGATTTCAGAGGGCTTTGATGTGCCCGACTGCGAATGTACAATTCTGCTCCGACCTACTCACAGCCTTACGCTTTACATTCAGCAGTCAATGCGATGTATGCGCTATAAGCCAAACAAAAGGGCTGTAATTATTGACCATGTCGGTAACTATGCAAGGCACGGAATGCCTGATGACGACCGAGAATGGACGCTTGAAAAACGCAAAAAGCTGAGTGTTAAAAAAATCGAAAAGAAGCAGGAAGAAAAGGTCAGACAATGTCCCGAATGTTTCTTTACATTTTCAGCACCGCCGGCAGGGCAGAAAGCCGTGTGTCCGCATTGCGGTTATGTTTTCCCGACAGCCGAAAGAACCGTTGAAACCGATACCACCGCAAAGCTCATTAAGGTTGAGGGATTCAAGCTTGATTTCAGCACACCCGACGATTGCCACAGCTATGCGGACTTGCTTGCATACGCAAAAAGCCACGGCTACAAAACAGGCTGGGCATATTTTCAGGCACGAAAGAGAGGTATGATAGCTTGACAGAAGAACACGCAATTCAGAACAAAATCCGTATTGCAATTGCACCGTACTGCGATATTTTCCGTATAAATGTAGGTGCAGGCTTTACAAAGGACGGAAGATATTTCAACACGGGAGTTCCGCCCGGATTTTCGGATTTATTCGGTGTCAGAAAATCAGACGGCAGGGCGGTTTTTATCGAGGTTAAAACTCCCAAAGGTAAACCAACCGAAAAGCAGGAAAATTTTATACAAATAATGAGGCTCAACGGCGCTGTTGCAGGAGTGTGCAGAAGTGCCGATGAGGCGATAGAGTTAATTACAAAGGAGTAAAATTATGGGATTTAAAGCAAATTGGAGCGAGGCGGCACAGCCTGATTCACTCAAGCCCGAGGGTGATTATGAGTGTCTTATAGCAAAGGCAGAGGAGCGTGACTACACTAATTCAAAAGGCGAGGAAAAAACCTGCCTGAACATTTCGTTCGTTATCCGAAACGATGTTGAGCAGGGGTATAAAAACGGATATATCTTCCATACCTTGTGGAAACGCATAGAACCGACCGAGAACGATATGCAGGTAAACGGATACGGCTTTAATCAGGTTATGGCTCTCGGCAAGGCGGCAGGACTTCCCGACGGCAAGGATTACGACAGCCTTGAACAGTTCCTCGGTGAGCTTGCGAAAAAGCCTGTTCGTGTAACCGTTAAGCACGGCGAATGGAACGGCAAAAAAAGAGAAGAAGTCAGCTGGCTCAATCCTACAAAGTATCCGACAGTAAAGCATACCTTCAAACAGTCGCAGAACGGCACGGCAACAGCCTATGCACAGCCACAGCAGAGTTATGCACCTGCACAGACAGCAAATCAGGGCTTTGAAGATATGCCGCTCGATGATGATTTACCGTTCTGATTTTAAAAAATTTCTTCGGGAATTGCATAAAACAATGCAATTTTCACCGTATTTATACCGATATATGGAGGTGAAAAAATGGGCTTTACAAATTTAAACCCAAATAAAAATAAATATTTTGCAGTTCCCGAGGAATTGAAAGGTTACAAAAACTGGGTGTGCTGGCAGTCATATCCAGATCCGAAATCGCACAGCGGAATTTCAAAGAAACCGATAAATCCAAGAACGGGTGGCTTTGCAATGCCGAATAACTCGGACACTTGGTCAGACTTTGAAACAGCAGTCAGAGAATCCGCCAAATATTCGGGTATAGGCTTTATGTTCTCAAATTCACCGTTTTTCGGTGTTGACCTTGACGATATGCCGAATGACATTCAGGACTACCAAAACGGCGGAGCTGACAACATAATCAGCGAGTTTGTGAACACTCTTCAGAGCTACGCCGAGTTTTCGCAGAGCAAGACAGGCGTTCACATAATCTGCAAGGGAACTCTTCCCGAGGGCAGAAGAAAGGCGAAGAATGATTCGGGCGGTTTTGAAATGTATGAAAACGGCAGATTCTTCGTAGTGACAGGAGATTACTGCTCTGCATATGCGTACATAAACGATTGCACCGAAAGCATAAAGCCGTTACACTCAAAATATCTCGGCAAGGCAACAGAGCCACAGCCTAAGCTCCGTAACATTGAGGTTAATCTCAATACGGTTGACGATATTGTAAAAGCCGCCTGCAATGCCAAAAACGGCAATCTTTTCAGAGCCTTATACAGCGGTGATTTTTCGGCTTACTCGTCACAGAGTGAGGCGGATATGGCTTTTTGCAATATGCTTGCGTTTTGGTGCGGTTGCGATACCGACAAGATGGATTCGATTTTCAGACAATCAGGCTTAATGCGTGACAAGTGGGACAGAAAGCAGTCCGGCACAACCTACGGCATTATAACCCTGCAAAAGGCTGTGTCGGGCTGTACGCAGACCTACAACCCAAAACAGCATAACGATTACTCAATTTCAATCGGTGAGGGCAAGGCTGTTCAAGCGGTTGACGAAGAAAAAATGCGTGCCTACACCTTTGACGATATGGGCAATGCTGACAGGTTTGTTGATTTATTCGGCGATAGCGTAAGGTATTGCTACACCGAGAAAAAATGGTATTACTACAATTCTATGAAGTGGTGTGTGGACAATATTGGGGTAGTTTTGCGAATGGCAGACAAAAGCGTTGAGGCTATGAAAGCCGAAGCAAGGCTGTACTTGCAAGCTGATGAAGAGAATGGCGGAGATATGTCAAAAGCATTTGAAAAGCATATGAAAGCAAGCCGTTCCAACAAGTCAAAAAAAGCAATGCTCAACGAGATTGAACACCATATCCCCGTGCTTCCGGCACAAATGGATAAATATCGCATGGCATTAAATACCCCAAGCGGAATTATTAACCTTAAAAACGGCGAAGTGAGGGCGCATAATCCCGAATATTATTTTACAAAGATTACTTCGGTTGACTGCTCTCAAACGGCAGAGTGTCCCCGTTGGCTTGCATTTCTTGATGATATTTTTGCAGGCGATAAGGAGCTTATTCGCTACATTCAAAAGGCGGTCGGTTACAGTCTGACAGGCTCAACAGCCGAGCAATGTGCATTCTTCCTTTACGGCACGGGACGAAACGGCAAGAGTACATTCATTGATGTTATCCGTGATGTATTCGGCGATTATGCCGCAAATATTCAACCCGAAACAATTATGGTGAAGAACTCTCAGAGCGGAGCTATAAACAGCGACATTGCACGATTAAAGGGAGCAAGGCTCGTTACCTCTGTTGAGCCGAACGAGGGCGTAAGGCTCAACGAGGGACTTTTAAAGCAGCTTACCGGTGACGATACCGTAACGGCAAGAAAACTGTACAGTGAAGAGTTTGAGTTCAAGCCCGAGTTTAAGCTGTGGATGGCGACAAACCATAAACCAATCATCAGAGGCACGGATACAGGCATTTGGCGAAGAATACATATGATTCCGTTCAATGTTCAGATACCCGAGGATAAGATTGACAAAAACCTTACGCATAAGCTCAAGGCAGAAATGACCGCAATTTTCAAATGGTGCATTGACGGCTGTATTCTGTGGCAGAAAGAGGGCTTAAAAATGCCGTCTGCTGTTCTTCAGACCGTGAGAGAGTACAGGCGGGAAATGGATGTTATTTCGGCATTCATTGAGGACAAATGTGTGTTAGAGGGTTCGGTGCAGGCAAGTACGCTCTATGCCGCCTATACGGATTGGGCAGAGAGCAACAACGAGTATCGTATGTCAAATACCAAGTTCAGCACCGAGCTTGCCAAACGATTTGAAAAGGTAAGAGGCAAGAACTATAACTTTTTCAACGGCATTTCACTTTTTAAAGAATGTTGAGGTGGAGGGTGGTGGAGGGTTTGAGGGTTTTTATAACCTTTCGTATAAGAAAAAATAAATAATATTATATATAGAAAGGGTTCTTTAAAAATGCCCCAAACCCTCCACTACCCTCCGAAAGAGGTAATATGAAAAAATATGATTTTAACAATCCACAGGTGTTTGAACAGCTTGAGGATAAAGCAATTGACGGTCAGCTTGATTACTCATCCTTTCCGCCGCCCGAATATAAATACTTTTCAAGGCTTGCAAAGGTCGGCTACAACAACCGTCATAAAGGCTGGGACATAAACATCTGCCTTGAATGGCAGGACAAGCTCAGAACGGAGTATAAGCGTGACAGAAACGACGCAGACGAATACCGTATGCTCTCACAAAGAATTATGGATAATGTAAAGAAAAGCGCCGACTTCGTCCGTAAGATGTATCAGTCCCAAACCAACGAGCAAACCGTAATCAATGCCCTTCAAGCCTTAGAATGCCTAACCAACGAAAACGGCTTAACCAAAAGAATAACCGAAAAATTAAAGGAGAATAAAGAAAATGATTGATTGTACGAAAACTACAAACTACTTCACCGAGAAGTTGCGGATGACGAAAAGAACAAAGAACGGACTGTGTAAAATTAAGTGTAGCAACTGTCCTTTGTGTAGTAATAACAACGGTGAAGGTTTATCGTGTCCAACCTTTGAAATGTATTATCCCGAAAGGGCAGTTAAGGCTGTACAGAGGTGGAGCGACGAGCATCCGCCAAAGACATATCTTACAGAGCTTTTGGATAAGTATCCAAACGTTCTGCTCAATGATGATGGCACGCCCGAAGGTATATGCCCACATCAGTTAGGGTTGAAGTCCAGCATAGTTGATTGCAAAAAAAGCTATGATTGTGATTGCGTTAAATGTTGGAGTCAGATTATTGAGGACGGTGAAAAGTAATGAGAGTTTATCGGTGTGATAGTTGTAACAAAGTTATCGAAGACCCGTACACAGTTAAGATGAAGGAGTTCTATTTAGGAATTGCAATCCCTGTTGAATACAAGAGAAGAGTTAAAATACATTTATGTGATGAATGTTACAAAGGCTTACATCTTATTGCCGAAAAAAAAGGAGCGTGATATAGATTGACGGTTAAAGATTATTTATATTCGGTCAGGGTTTCGGATAAGCTGATCAGAACGAAAGAACACGAGCTGTCGAAACTTAGGCTGAATATTGCACAGGTATCGGTTAAGCAGAACGAGCCTGTTAAGACATCAGGAGTGAATGACCCTATGCGGATTGTTGACAGGATTGCAGACCTGCAGACTGAAATCAATCGGGAAATTGACAATCTTGTGCGGTTGAAAACTGAAATCCGCAGTAAAATCAACGCACTTGACGATTACCGTTACATTGCAATTTTGACCGAGTATTACATAAATTGTCAGAGGTGGGAGGATATTGCCGAGAGTATGGAAATGAGCGTAAGGCATACCCTGAGATTGCACGGCGAAGCGTTACAGGCGTTCCGAAAAAAGTTTGATTTCTCGTAAAATTATTTTGAAATGTCATTGAATGTCACCCTTACCCTGCGTATAATGGTATTATGAAAGTTTGACAAACAGGACATATGTAGAACTCTTCTAAGATAAAAATTACACAGACCGCTCATAGTTCCAGCTGTGGGCGTTTTTGTGTTGTGAGGGAAAAGAAAGGGCGGTGATACCGTGAAAGACAAATTAAATGCAAGACAGCGTAAATTTGCTGAATATTATGCGCAGAGCGGTAACGCCGCTGAGAGTGCTGTTAAGGCAGGATATTCCGCAAAATATGCTAATACCAATGCTTCAAAATTACTACAAAATACTACAATCGCAAATTATATCAAAGAGCTTTCCGATAAGCTCAAAGATGAGCGCATTATGAGTGTAAAGGACAGACAGGTTGCTTTGTCCGACATTGCAAGGAATGACGGGCAGGACACCTCCGACAGAATCAGGGCGATTGACACGCTCAACAAGATGACGGGCGAATACACCGTTAAGGTTGACGCAAAGGTTGAGCAGTCCGAAAAGCTATCCGATGTGTTCAGACAGTTGGGTGGTGAGGGACTGAGTGAGTAACAAATTCCCGTTGTCACAAAAGTATATCGACTTTATCAACACAACAAATGTGTCAGCTGAATTTCTTGAAGGAACTACAGCGTCCGGCAAAACTACCGTCGGAGCAGGCGTTAAGTTTATGCGAATGGTGTCGCAGTCGCCGAAAAAGCTTCACGCAATTGCCGCCAAGACAACTGGTAAAGCCGAAGAAACCATTATTCAGCAGGATAACGGTATTCTTGACCTGCACCGTAACGCTATTTACTGCGGTAACGGCGATAAGGACTACAAATTGCCGCACATCAAGTTTGAGGACAAAATTATCTATATTCTCGGTTACAGCAGTCGGGATAAGTGGGAAATGGTTCTCGGTGCGCAGTTTGGGTGCGTTTATATTGACGAAATCAACACCGCTGATATCGAGTTTATCCGAGAGATGTCAACCCGTAATGACTATATGCTTGCAACGCTGAATCCCGATGATCCGAGCCTGCCTGTGTATAAGGAGTTTGTCAACCGCTCCCGTCCTTTTAAAAAATATGAAAACGATGTTCCTCCCGAGATTACGGCGGAGCTTACCGAAGAACCTGTACCGAATTGGCGGTATTGGTTCTTTTCTTTTGCCGACAATTTAAGTCTTACACCCGAACAGATTGAAAAGAAAAAGAACTCTGCACCGAAAGGTACAAAGCTCTATAAAAATAAAATTTTAGGTTTGCGAGGCAGAGCAACAGGTCTTGTGTTCCCGAATTTTGAGAGGGCAAGACATATCAAATCAAAAGAGTGGGCAGGAAAGTTTTTGAACTGTAACCGCAAGTCAGAACACTTTGTTCAGTTCACCGCAGGTCTTGATACCGCCTATTCGCAGAAGTCGCCTGACACTATCGCAATGACATTTTACGGCATTACCAATCACGGCAAGTGTGTTCAGCTTGATGAAAGAGTTTATAACAACGCTGAAATGCAAACACCTATTGCCCCGAGTGACACGGTGAAGAATTTTATTGATTTTCTTGACCGCAACCGTGATGAATGGGGCTTTGCACGCACGGCTTTTATTGACAGCGCCGACCAAGCGACTATTACCGAATTTCAAAAGTATAAGCGACAGCACGGCTGTGTTTATGACTTTGCAAATGCATGGAAGAAAACGAAGATTATCGACCGAATCAATCTTGTACTCGGCTGGCTTGCCACCGACTGTTATTTTGTGCTTGAACATTGTAAAAGCACGATTGCCGAGTTTGAAATTTACAGCTGGCGAGAGGATAAAGACAACACACCCGAGGACGGTCACGACCATTGCATTAACAGCGGTCAATATGCGTGGCTGCCATTTAAAAATATTATTGGAAGTGAAATAAATGGGGCTGATTAACAGAATGGCTGAATCTATCAGATCTGGAATTAAAAACTTTTTGCAGATTACTCCTGCAAGCGACAAAACAATTACCGTTACCGAGACAAGCAATCATCTGACCGAGTGCTTTATCAATCGCATTTGGTATTGGGGCAACAGCAGACAGCTTGCGGAGCTGTACAAGCAGATTGACACAAACAAAACTATGTTTTGGGCGGCAAAAAGCACAAAGGGGCTTGAAATCCGTAAAATACACACGGGTTTGCCGGCACTCATCTGCGAAACGCTTGTGAATATCGTAATTGCCGACTACAACGGCACAGATGTTACAAGCAAAAATTCAACCGCTTATGCTGAGCGTTGGGAAGACATTGAAAAGCAGAACAAATTGTCCGACACGGTTAAGCAAATGCTCCGTGACCTATGTGTTGTCGGTGACGGTGCTTTTAAGGTCAGCTTTGACATGGCTGTATCAGATGTTCCGATTGTTGAATGGTATCCTGCCGAAAACATCGACTTTACATATGTGCGTGGCAGAATCCGAGAGGTTAAGTTTTACACCGATTACACGCAAAAACACCGCCGTTACCGTTTTGAAGAAACATACGGTTACGGCTATATTCACTATGCTTTGTATGATGACAACGGCAAAGAGATTGACCTGCACACGGTTGACGCTCTTTCGTGGATTGATTCAAAGGGCGTTACATTTGACGAATCATATATGTGGGCTGTACCTGTTCTTTACGGCAAATCGTGCCACAAGGGCAGAGGTGCGGGCATTATCGGCATAAAAACAGACGCTTTCGACAGCCTTGATGAAGTGTGGTCACAGTGGATGGACGCACTCAGAGCCTGCCGAACAAAGCAGTATGTGCCTGGTTGTCTTGTCCCGAGAAATCCCGAAACCTGTCAGCCGATATCGCCAAATCCGTTTGACAACCGATTTATCACCGTGGGCAACGATATGTCTGAAAACGGCAACGGCAACAGGATTTACACCGAAAGTCCGCAGATTCAGCACGAAAGTTATTTAAGCTCTTATATTACCGCTCTTGACCTCTGCTTGCAGGGTGTAATTTCACCAAGCACATTAGGCATTGATACAAAGAAACTCGATAATGCCGAGGCACAGCGAGAGAAAGAAAAGACTACACTCTACACAAGGCAAAACCTCGTTAAGATTACGCAGAACGCACTTCAAAGCCTTGTTGCAGTTGTACTCAATGCAGACGGTGAACTTAACGGCAATGGTATTGTTGAGGGCTTGGAAGTATCCGTAAACTTCGGCGAATATGCAAATCCGAGCTTTGAAAGTCAGATTGAAACCGTGTCAAAAGCAAGGCAGGGCGGTTTGATGTCGGTTGAAACCTCTGTTGAAGAATTGTACGGCGACAGTAAGTCAGACGATTGGAAAGCCGAAGAGGTACAGAGAATTAAAGAGGAACAGGGCATTGCAGGCGAAGAAGAAAAATCGAATCTTGACGATGTGGACCTTACCGACACAGAAGAACCTGACAATAACGCAGATGATGAAGAAAATGCGGAAAATAATGCAGAAAAAACCGAAAGCAATCCCGAACAGAACGATACACAGGTAAACAATGAGTGATTACAATATCAGAGAAGCCTTTGAAAAAATCGAAGATGAACTGATTGACAGCATGATGCGCAATTTCAGCCGTCACAGAGCCGAAGAAACCAAAGAGGGTTACAACTGGACACAATGGCAGGCTGAACAGCTCAAAAGTCTTGAAGAGTACCGCAAGCACAACGCAAAGAAATTCGGCAAGCGTTTCAAAACCATTAACAGTAAGGTTGAAGAGATGATTCGCACCGCAAGAGCCGACGGCAACGCAGAACAGGAAGTGAAAATCCTCGAGGCTATTAAGAACGGCTTTACACCGCATATGCCCACAGGAGCAAGCACAGGCGAGTTTTTTAAGGTCAATAACCGTAAGCTCAACGCTCTTGTAAAATCGACCACAGACGATTTAAAGAGGGCAGAAACGGCGGTTTTGCGTATGAGCAACGACAAGTACCGCAAGGCGATTTTTAACGCACAGGTTGCAATGAACACGGGTGCGGTTACATACGAAAAAGCTGTTGATATAGCTTGCAAAGATATGCTCAACGCAGGTCTTAATTGTGTGGAGTACAAGAACGGTGCAAGGCACACGCTTTCAGACTATGCGGATATGGCGGTTAAAACAGCCAACAAAAGAGCCTATCTGCGTGGTGAGGGCGAAAAGCGAGCCGAATGGGGAGTATCCCTTGTTGTTGTGAACTCAAGACAGGGCGGTTGCCCCGATTGTGCAAAGTATATCGGCAAAGTGTTTATTGACGATGTGTATTCAAACGGCAAAAAGTCAGACGGAAACTATCCGCTCCTCTCAACCGCAATCAAGAACGGTTTGTTTCATCCGAGATGTAAGGACAGCACAAGTACATATTACGAGGAAATAACGACACTCAAACCTGTCACCCCCGAAGAAGAGGCAGAAATGGACCGTAGAGAACGGCTTGAAGAAAAACAGCAGTACGCAGAACGGCAGGCGCAACGCTTTGACCGCCGAGCCGAATACAGCCTTGACGAGGACAATAAACGAATAGCCCAAACCCGAGCCGATGAGTGGCACGACAGGGCGGATAGGCTTGAAGAAAAGGTTAATAAAGCAGAAAGCAATTCATCTGAAAATGTTGCAAAATCGGGTAAAAGTGGTATAATAAAAGAGAAAAGTAAAAAGCCTATTACTCCGATAACCGATAAAGCTATCAGTCGTATTCCTAAAGTTGATATTGAAGGTTATACAGAAGAGCAGTGTTTGGAAATTCAAAAACAACACAAGGAGCTTTTGAAATTTTCAAAAGAACAAAATGAAGATAAAGAAGTTGCCTTCGTGTTAAAAAATGATGTGTCCAAAATGATTACAGAGCCTATTAAAGGAACTGATGAAAAAATAGATTTTGGATCAGCACTTCAAGGCAAAGATTTATTTGTTATGCACAATCACCCGAGAAACAGCAGTTATTCTTTAAATGATATTATCGAATTTATTAAGAATGATAGTATAAAAACATTTACTATTGTGAAAAACGATGGCAACATTGAAGTATTAACAAAGTTGAAAGGATACGACAGGCTATCACTTTTAACAGAGTTACAACGAATGGAAAAAAAGAGGATAAAAACAGGTTCTGATAGTGAATACAGAAAGGTTATTGATAAATTTTTAAGTAAACATCAAGAAGGAGGTTTATTTGAATGGAAGAAATAAACAAATCTGTTTTAGATGGTTCTAACGAAGAAGCTTCAAAACGTCTTGACGAAATAATTAAAGAACTTGAAAAACAAAGAAACAAAAGCTAACCGCTCCGTAAAAAGGGCGGTTTTGTTATTTTAACTTGCCCGTAAAGGCTTGCAATTCGTAAAAACGGCTTGTTCACGGCATTATTTAACTTGTCTGCAACTTGCCGTAACAGAACTTAATACATCAAATCAGCACTTTGAGAAATCAGAGTGCTTTTTTATTATTAATCAAAGAAAGGTTTGATACTATGAGAAAAAGAATTTTAGCAATTGTACTTATGGTGGTTATGATTGCAACAACCGTACTGGTTACTGTGGGCTGTACCGAGGCAACGCAGGTATCGTACAATGTTTCGCAGGAAGCAGACAATTTCAATGTGATACGCAGGCTTACGGTTATTAACACAAGAACCGATAAGCCGTCGTTTGAACTTGTTGCCGCTTTTTCATTACAGGTCGATAATGACGATAACCAAATTGAGGTTGTCTGCGAAACGGGCAAGGGTGAATACAAAAAGCATATCATAGGTCTTAATGATGAAACTATGTATGTTGTAGAGGACATAAGCGGTGCAGAAGTGGACAAATACCGTTATGAAATTAACTTCCTGCCTAAACAGATTTTGCCGATTACATTTAAGAGTAAAGATTAACAGTTAAACCCGTCGATTTCGACCGGTTTAGAAAGGTGGTGACAGAATGAAAATCAGAGTAACAACAGCATTTAATGACAGGCAGAACGGTTATGTAACCCGACCTGTGAATGAAGTTTTTGAATGCTCCGAGCAGAGAGCAAAGGAACTCATTGACGGCGGTTTTGCAGAAGAGGTCAAGCCTGACGCTCCCAAAAAGCCGAGAGCAAAGAAAACAGAATCAGCAGATTAAGCACTTTACGAATATGTAAGGTGCTTTTTTATTGTCCGAAGACATTAAACTACGGGAGACACCGTGCAAAACTGAAACAGAGAGACACTCTATAAACTGATTACGGGAGACACCCGAAAAACTGAAAGGATATGAAAAAAATGGCAGAACCAAATCCAACACCAAATCCAAACAATAATCCGCCTGAACCGCAGAACAATAATCAGCAGACACCGAGCTTTGATTATGACAAGCTCGCAAGCCTTATTACAGGCAAACAGAGCGTGACAGAGGACACCGTTTTGAAGTCATATTTTAAGGAGCAGGGATTGTCAGCCGATGAGATGAAAGAGGCTATCGGTGCTTTTAAAAAGCAGAAAGCCAAGAACACTCCTGACTTTGCAAAAATGCAGTCGGAAGTTGAATCTGCAAACAACGCAAAACTTATGGCAGAAGTCAACCAGTCGGCAACCCTCGAAGCCGTAAAACAGGGTGTTGACATTGCAACCGTTCCGTATGTGCTGAAAATGGCAGACTTTTCAAAGGCTGTGACAGACGGCAAGGTCAATGCGGAAAAGCTGACAGAGGCTGTTAAAAAGGTACTTGATGATATCCCCGCACTCAAGGGCAAACCTGCCGAGAACGGCACAGGAGTTAAGAAAATCGGCGGTGACGGTAACGGCAACAAAAATTTAACAGAAGATGCCTTAAGAGGAATTTTCGGCATCAAATCGAAAAAGTAAGAAAAGAGGTAAATAATTATGGCAGTATTAGAATACGCAACTATTTTCAGTAATGTTTTAAGAGAATTGTACGGTCAAGCCCTTACTTGTGATGACCTTTACCAATCAAACTCTGACATTCAGATTATCAACGGTAAGGATATTAAAATCCCGAAACTCTCGGTCAGCGGTTATAAAGACCATACACGAGGTGCAGGCGGTTTTAATTCGGGTACATATTCAAACGGTTACGAAACCAAAACCCTTGACCACGACAGAGATATTGAGTTTGCTATCGACCCTATTGATGTTGACGAAACAAATATGGTAGTAACTATCGCAAATATTCAGACACGCTTTGAAAAAACACAGGCTATACCTGAACTCGACTGTTATACTTACAGCAAGATTTATACAGAAGCTAAGCGAGTTGGTGCAACAGTAAAAACTACTGCATTAACTGCGGCGAATGTGCTTGCAGATTTTGATGATAACCTTGAGGCTTTTGCCGAAGCAGGTGTACCGCTCGACAGGGTTATTCTTTATGCGACACCACAGTACAAAAAGCTTTTGAAGAATGCAGAGGGTATTCAGAGAACACTTGAAATCAGTTCCGCAAAGGGCATTGACCGCCGTGTTCGTTCCGTTGATGATATTGATAAGATTGTAGAAGTGCCAAGCTCAAGAATGAAGTCTTTGTTTGATTTTACAAACGGTTGTGTTGCTGACAGCTCAGCTAAGCAGATTGACTATATTCTTATTGACCCGGAAGCACAGGTGTCAAGAGTTAAGTATTCATATATCAATGTCTATACTCCGGGTTCTGACAGCCGAACAGCTGATAATTATATATATCAGAACAGAAAAGTTAATGGTACTTTTGCCATTGACGAACTTATGAAGCAGGGCGTAATCATTCATGCCGAGGCTTAAAGCGAGGTGAGAAAAAATGAAAGCAATCAAAGACAATAAGTCATATACAGTCAACACAGACGAGGAAGCTAAGACTTATGTATCCCGTGGTTATGATATTCAGGATGACAACGGCAAAATCAAAGAATATGGATTAGGCAAGAAAATTTCTGTTGATGATTACAATACTTTGAAGAAAGAAAATTCAAAGCTCAAAGCCGAAAACAAAAAACTTAAAGAGAGTACCAAGTCAGACACAAAGGAGTAAATCTATGTATGCCGATTACATTGAACATCAGGGCGGAGATGAAAACAGTATTATCTCTGCCGAACACATTGATGTTCTGACTTTTAACCGCATTGATTTTGAAAAACTTTCGGAAATGCAGAAGAGAATCATCAGCAGAGTGCATAGCAGACTTACTGCTTTTGAAGAAGAAAATGCCGATATGATTTCTTCCTATCTGAAAAGCTATTCAATCAACAGCACATCAATGGAATTTGGCGCAAGCTGGAACTTAATGTGTATCAGCGGAGTGGCAATTCCTGCCGACCTCTATGCGTTGCTAAAATCAACAGGACTTTGTTATCCTGCAATCTGAAAGGTGCGTGAAAACCGTGAAATTTCCGTCACTTGTAAAAAAGCAGTTCTGCAAAACTCCTGTCGAGGTCACAATCTACGGTGAGGGTGTTACCGAAGACGGAGCACCCCTGACCGTGTTTGAATGCAAAAATCTGTATCCCTCCGACAGCTTGTACCCGTCAGCAACCCTGCACGGTGGCTCTGCCTTGTGTAATATGCAGTCAAAGGCAAAGACGGTCTATACCAAAGAGCAGAAAATTGTTCAGGTGTCGGCTGTTCTGCTCTTTGACGGCGATATTGCTCCCGACTGCCCAAATTTAAGCGGTGGCTTTGCAGTCCTTGACGGCGTAAAGAGAAATATTGTGCAGGGTATTAAACACCGCAACCCCGATGGCACGGTTAATTTTACAGAATTGGATGTGATTTAATGGGATTTTCGGTATCGTCAAAAATTAAACTGAATATGCCTACTGTAAAACAGCTTGACAAGGCAAAGCAACAGGCTCTTGAACAGACAGGTGATGCACTTCTTACACAGGTGAAAAACACGCAGGTAATGCCGTTTGATACAAGCATACTTCAAAACGATAGTACCTCTGTTGATTATTCACAAAGTGCAAAGGGGGTAGTTAAAATTGTGTCAGATACTCCGTATGCAAGGCGGTTGTACTTTCACCCCGAGTATAATTTTCACAGAGAAGTGTGGACGGATTCCGAGGGTAAAAAACACGGTGCGAACAAAAGTGCAGGCGGTAAATGGTTTCGATATTGGCTCAAAGGTGGAACAAGGCAGAATTTTTGCAGTCAAACATTCACTAAAATATATAGGAGAAATACAGGACTTTGATTTACTTATCAGACATCAGAGATTGGCTCAAAAGCGTTACCTCAGCCGAGCATTACTACATCGGTAAACTCGACAATAAGCAGGATAAGTCAATCGGTGTGTATTCATTAAAGCAGTCGGGAACACCTACAAGGGCAATCGGCGGTGAAAGTACCTACGATACAATAAGCGTGTCTTTGCTTATCCATTACACCGACAACGCAAGAGAAACCGAGGAGTTTGCACGCAGACTTTACGAAACGCTTTACGGCATTAAAAATGTTGAAATTAAGGAACACAAAATCTATATAATCGAACTGCTCACGGAAGAACCCGTTGATGTGGGAACAGACGACAAGGGTGTGTATGAGCAGGTCATTGAAGTTAAATTTTATTACGAAAGGAAGTAATTTTATGGCAAAAGTTGAATCGGGAGTATTCCCGTGCTATGAAAATCAGTTTGCGGTTGGCAAGGCAGGAACAGAATCCGCCACGACAAATATTGCTAACTGCGAAGAATTTTCTGTTGCATTTGACAACGGTGTCGAGGAATGGACAGCCTTTGAAAACGAGGGCTGGAAGTCAAGGCTTATGACAGCAAAGTCAATCACAATTTCGGTAAAGGGCAAGCGTACAATCGGTGACGCAGGCAATGACCAGATTGCCGCCCTTGCATTTGAAAACGGCAGAAAGGCAGAAGTTTCGTTTATGTGGACCTTCCCCAACGGTGCAACCGTCCTCTTTAAAAATGCAGTTGTATCCGTTACATCAAACGGTGCAGGCGCAAGTACGGGTGTTGCTCCGCTTGAATTTGAAGTTATGTCAAACGGCAAACCCGTATATACAGCAGCCGCTTAAAAAACGAAAGGAATGAACGATTATGTCAAAGTTAATTGATATTACAGACAAGCTTAATTTTAAGGAAAAGCCGAGTGTCAGAGTTAAAAATGTTGACCTTGCAATCAACAATGACGCAGTTTCAATGCTCAAAGTTGCGGCACTTTTTGAGGACGGCAACGGTAAAAGCAAAGATGTTATCGAAATGTATCATCTTCTTTTTGATGAATCCGAAAGAAAAAAGATTGAAAAGTTACAGCTGAATATGCACGATTTCAACGTCCTTATCAGCGAATCCGCCAAAATTGCAACAGGCGATTTGACTGACGAGGGGGAAGCTCAGACCCCGGCTACGATTTGATTGATGACTTTGATTTAATCGTGTCGAGCTTTCGCTCGGAGTACGGGGTCAGCATTTATTCAAAGGATTTTGTAAAAATGAGTTGGAATGAGTTCTGCTCACTTCTGCAAGGCTTAGGACCCGAAACACCGCTTGCAAGAACGGTTCAAATTCGCCTTGAAACCGACAAAGAGGTCTTGAAAAACTTTACTTCGTCACAGCATAAAATCCGCAACAAATGGCGGTCAAGGAATGTAAAGCACTATTCAGACGAAGATATGAACACCGTTCTTGCAGAATTTCAAAATTTTTTCGCTAATCTGTAAATTTGTACATAATTTTCGCTGTATCTACAAAATTCTTGACAATGTTAATACATAGTGATAAAATGTAACATACACTAACAAATTTATTAAGGAGAGTGTATGTTTATGAAATGTCCACATTGCGGAAACGAATTAAAGGACGATGCGAAATTTTGCGACAAGTGCGGTGCAGGCTTTGGCGGAAACGATTCAACCTCGGCAACCGTAAATCCTGCAAATGCGAAGAAGAAAATTTACAAGCGTTGGTATTTTTGGGTTATTATCGTTGTTGCTATTATGATTGTTGGCGGTGTAAACGGTGCGATTAACGGTGGTAACAACTCAAATAAATCAAAGCAGGAAACTACTGTTGCAAATCAGAGTTCAGAAAAAGCAACTGAAAAAGCGACAGAAGCACCAACCACAAAAGAAGTTGCAACAGAAAAGCCTACTAAAGACCCGAAGAAGGTTGAAAAAGAATTTAAAGACGGTTGCAAAACAATCGACTTTAAAACTCTTTCAAGAAACCCTGACAAGTACAAAGGTAGTGACTACAAGTTTGAAGGTCAGATTATTCAGGTTCAGGAAGGCTGGGGCGATTCGGTTGACCTGAGAATCAATATAACCAAAGAAGAAAATGAGTATCTTGATGAACCATTGTGGACTGATACAATCTACGCAACTGTAGAAATTCCTGACGGTGCGGACAAACTCCTTGAAGATGATGTAATCACATTCTGGGGAACTTGTGACGGCGACTATACATATGAAACCGTAATGGGCAACAATGTGTCACTTCCGAAAATCGACATCAAATACTACGAACTCAACAACTAAAACAAACAGCCACTCCAAATGGGGTGGCTGTTCTTTTGCAAAATTTTTAAGCGTACATCATAGCGGTGTGCGCTGTTTTTATGCCTGTTTTTAAAAAATCTAAAATGAAAGGAAGTGGTGAATATGGCGACAAAGGCGGGTGAAATTGAGCTTGATGTCAGGCTGACAGGTGATGATATTTCAAAAACATTGCATAAGATTTCCGATTCAATTACAAAAAAGTTTGATTCGGCATTTTCAAGTCTTTCAAAAGATTTTGAAAATGTAAACACGGATATGAAACGGTCCTTTTCAAAGGTTGCGGAGGGTGTTTCTCAGAAAACCGAGAAAGAGTTTTCAAACATCAAAGGCAGCGGTGAGCAGTTAAGCAATTCGGTTTCATCCTCGTTTAAGAAAATCGGTGCGGCTGTGGTTGCCGCCTTTTCCGTTGCCAAAATCAAGGAGTTCGGTCAGCAGTGCATTGAATCGGCTGCGGAAGTCAATGCGGCAAATTCACAGTTTGAGCAGACTTTCGGCACAATGCAGTCGCAGGCAGAATCAGCCATTCAGAGCGTTGCCGATCAAAGCGGTATTCTTGAAACCCGATTACAAGGTGTCGGCACAAGCATTTATGCCTTTGCGAAAACTACGGGTATGGACAGTTCAAGTGCTTTGGGAATGATGCAGGAGGCTTTACAGGTAACAGCCGACAGTGCCGCATATTACGACCGTTCGCTTGAAGACACCGCAGAAAGCCTGAAATCGTTCTTGAAAGGCAACTTTGAAAATGATGCCGCACTCGGCTTGTCCTGTACTGAAACCACACGAAATGCGGCGGCTAATAAGCTGTATGGCAAGTCATTTACGGATTTGTCGGAATCGCAGAAACAGCTCACGCTTTTGCAAATGGTCAAGGACGCTAATCAGCTTTCGGGTGCTATGGGACAGGCAAGCCGTGAAGCAGACGGTTGGGAGAATGTAACGGGCAACCTCAGAGAAAGTTGGAAACAGCTCCTTGCCGTAGTCGGTCAGCCTATTTTACAGGTGGCAACTCAGGTTGTAAAGCGGTTGAGTTCCGCACTTGCGACTTTAACGGAATATGCCAAAGGTGCGGTTGAATCGCTTTCAAAGGTATTCGGCTGGGATACAGGCAATAACACCGCAAGCAATATCAAATCTGCGTCCGATTCTGCCAAAAGCCTTACGGATACGGCAGATGACAGTTCAAAGTCACTTGATAATGTTCAGAAAAGTTCCGAAAAAGCAAAGAGAAGTGTTGCGGGCTTTGATAAGCTGAATGTGCTTTCAAGTACCGATAGTTCTTCAAAGTCAGATACATCTTCATCAAAAAGCTCATCGGGCGGAGCTATTGCAAAAAATGTTGTCAAGGACACAAGCAAAAATCTTTCGGGGGCATTCAAAAATCTATACGAAAAAAGCGGATTCAAAGGCTTTGTCGAGAATGTACAGAAAGGTATTAACAAGGTTGATTGGTCAGCTATAGGCAAGAACTGCAAGACTGTTTTTGATAATGCTGTTCCAATAGTTCAAAAGGCATTCGGCACAATGCAAAAGGTCGGTTCTGCAAAACTCGGGGCAATCGGCTCTGCATTCGGAGCTGTTGCAACAATCGGCGGAAAGTCGTTTCAGACCATTTCAGGCGGTGTTGCTAAGTGGATTTCAAAAGACAAGGAAAAGATTATCGGCTTTATCGACACCATAGGCAACAATCTTACAAACGGCTATAACAACCTTTCAACCTTTTTTGATAATTTCGGTACACTTGCAGGCAATGCAATTGACAAGGTTCGCCCTCAAATGGAAGAATCAATTTCCAATCTTTTAAGCGGTCTTACAACCTTTGCGGGTTCAGTCGGCGAAGTTGTTTCGGGTGCGTTTTCAACTGCAACCGAAAGCCTTGTTGAATGGACTGAAAATGACGGTGCAACAATCACTGAATTTCTCGAAAATTTACAATTGCAGTTTGCAGATGTGTTTAACTTTATCGGTCAAATTTTCGGAGATATCGGAACAATTATCAGTAATTGGTGGAACGGCAACGGACAGCAGATTTTTCAGAATATCTGCAATATGTTTACCAACATCGGCACAACCCTGATGAATGTTTACAATCAATGGATTAAGCCTGCGTGGGATTTTATCGTAGCAATCGTAAAATCAGCGTGGGAAAATTGGCTGAAGCCTGTTTTTGAAGGTGCAATAAACTTCTTCGGCAAGGTTGCAGACTGTGTTTCAACCGTGTGGAATAACTTCCTGTCACCGTTTGTAAACTGGCTTGTCAGTTTTTGGGGACCTATATTTCAGAATGTTTTCAATGCCGTAAAAAGGGTGTTTGATAATGTGTTTACATTTATCGGTGGGTTGGTTACCTCTATACAGAAAACATTCGGCGGTCTTATTGACTTCATTACAGGTGTTTTCTCAGGCGATTGGAAAAAAGCATGGCAGGGTATCTACGACTTCTTCAAAGGTATTTGGGACGGCATTTGTGCCGTGTTTAGATTTATTGTAAATGCTATCATTGACGGTATTAACGGCTTGTGGACGGGTATTTATAACTTTGTTTCCGGTGTTATCAATGCAATCGGCGGAATTGCAGGGGCAATTGGTTCTGTCATCGGGCAGGATTGGAGCTTTTCAATGCCTGAAAATCCGCCTCTCATTCCGAGATTTGAAGAACCCACAGAATCACCTGCACGAAAATTTGCAAAAGGCGGTATTGTTAAAGCTCCGACACTTGCTGTTGTCGGCGATAACGCAGGCGCTAACAGCGGTAACCCTGAGGTTATTTCTCCGCTCAACAAGTTGCAGGGTATGCTCGACAATTCGGGCGGTCAGGATACCGTGATTCTCACACAAATTCTTGACCTGCTTAAGCGCATTTATGAAATGTTCATTATCTTTCGCAATAACGGCGGCAACACTTATTCGTTTACTGCCGAGCTTGAGGGTTCAACGCTTTTTGAAGAAATGATAAGGCAGGATGAGCTTTACAGACGCAGACACAACGGTAAATCCGCATTTGCATAAGGGGGGGATGATATGTCAAATTACAACGGCTGGTTGCTTAAATTCGGCAACAACATAATGCCGAATAAGTACATTACCGCATTTTCGTCAACTCCGAATCAGCGGCTTGAAACTTCTGCGGAACGAGATCAGAACGGTACGCTTCAAAGGGCAACGCTGCCAAATTACAAAACAAAAATTTCGTTTTCAACTCACATTCTTCATCTTGACGAAAAGATTGATTTTCAGTCGATTATCAACCTCTCAATGGCGAATAAGTTACAGAGAAAGTGCAGGGTAACTTATTGGAACGATGAAACGAACAGCTATTACACCTCTTATTTTTATATTCCTGATATTGAATATACCGTAATGAATGCCGAAAAGAATGATATAACCTATCAGCCGATTACTGTTGAGCTGATTGAGTATTAAGGGGTGATTCTTAAAAATGCTTGTATCTAAAGAAATTGCTGATAAGCTGAAAACAAACACACTTTACAACACCGTTGCCCTGCATTCTCCTGACGGTAGTTTTGAGGATATAACCGGTGAAAGTATCGTGCTTGACAGCTTTTCGCTTGAAAATGAAATCGTTGAAAAAGAATTGAAATTTGGCGGTTGCATAGCCTCTGAAATGAGCGTGAAACTCATTGATTATGATTGCTCGGCTTTGATAGGAAAGACGGTACAGGTCATCATAACGGCAACATATCTTGAATCGGAGCTGTATCCGTCAGATGATTTGTACCCGTCAGATACTCTTATTTTTCCTGCCGAAACAGGAACGGTTGAATGTCCTGTTTTCTACGGTAAAATTCAGTCGGCTCAAAGAGATAAAAAACAGCGTAACATCGTCAAAATCACAGCCTATGACGCTTTTTATGATATGTCAAAGGTGGATATGTCTTTGTGGTTTGGAGGCAAAGAGAACTATGGTTATGCGCACTATCAAAAAGACGATAATTTTAAGAGCTTTTATTCAATAATCGCAGAATTTGCCAAAGATTATGCAATTACAGGGGTTTCACCGCCGAGCTTATCTATCTTTAGTGTACCGCTGAAATTTGATGATACCTGCGTGGAAAAGGTTATAAAGGACATTACCTTGTCAGATTTAATCCAAGCTTATGCAGAATTAACTTTGAGCTTTGCCGTTATAGATGCCGACGGAAAAATGCGTTTTAAAAGGCTGTATTCTCAATCTTCCGTTGAAACAATCGATTCGTACAAAGATTTATCCTTTGAAGATTACGAACTTGAGCCTATCCGTATGTACAGTGCTAAGTTTGCTGATAAAAAAGCGTTTTTGTATGGCAACAGTAACGATTTTTCGTGGTATGTTTCCGATAACATTTTGATGAGGTGCAGAACAACAGCAAGTGATATCGGCACAAAATATAATTCTGTTAATTTTTTTGGTGATGTATATAAATACCGCCCGACAAAAATTAAGCTGTTTTCGTATTGGTGGCTTGAGGCAGGCGATAAGTACACAATTAAAACTCCGTTTGAAGATTTGCCGACAATTGAAACATTTGTGTTCAATAAGAAAATGAACGGATTTATAACTACCCTCACATCAAAGGGCGAAAAACGATTAGGAAAGGAAATAAAAGAAAATGAACAAATACAATAAAATTGTCTTTGTGAACGGATCTGCTCCTGCTCTTAATGCCGACAACCTCAACCATATGGACGAGGGGATTGAACAGGCAACAGACGGGGCAATTGCACTTGAAACCGAAATAGCCACGGCAAGAGGTGATCATAATTCACTTGGGGCAAGGCTTGATACAGCCGACGCAAATCTCGCAAACAAAGCAGATAAAGCGACAACACTTGACGGCTACGGAATTACGGACGCATATACGAAGGAAAAAACAGACCAAAAACTTGCCCAAAAGCTCAATTCAATGCCGTTTGACAGCGAGCCCAAATATAATAGCCCGTGTTATCTCACAAGCGGTACGGTTTACAGCGCCCTGCTTGTTAAAGCAGATAAAACCGCCTTGGCGACTAAATACGATTCGTCAAACATAGAAAGCGGAACATCAAAGCTTACACCTTATTCGACCGTTGCCAATAAAATCAAAAGCGCAAGCTGTACATATAAGACGATTGGCGACATCGTAATCGTCAGTGCAACCGTCAAAATGAATGCTGTTGTTACAATTGGAGCAAACAGTTCATATCCGCTGATTGATTTACCATACAAGTGCATTTCTGTGGACGATGTTTTTTGTGTCGGCATTTCAAACCTCGGCAAGATTTTTAAATTTGCAGTACCTAAAAATAGTACTTGGTTGCAATTTCAGTCACAGGATAAGACCGCATATACATTCGCAGACGGCGAGCAAATTAATGTGATTTGCTTGTACAAAATTAAATAACGGAGGTAAAAATTATGGAACTTAAAGAAAAAATCACACTCGATATGCTAACAAAGGACAGCGTTTCGGTACTCAGACAGCAGTTTTTGACCTTTAACGGTGAAGAAATGCAGGTCGGCGGAAACATCCGCAACGCATACATGAACAGCAAATCGGGCAGAGAACAGCTCAAAACGGTGCTGCCAGACGAATACTATAACGCCGTTATGACGGTATGGGGAACAGACCCAACCGTTGACGAGCCGACAGAAAGCGAGGTGTAAACAATGAAAGAAAACATTTTACAGGCACTATTTGCAACTGTTTGCGGTGCTATTGTCGCATATCTTAACATCTTGCTTGTGCCGTTTGCTGTGATGATTGCGGTAATGATAATCGACTATATCACAGGAATGGCACAGGCATACATAAGCCACACGCTTAACAGCCGTGTCGGTGTAACAGGTATTATCAAAAAGGTAGGCTATATCGTAGCCGTAGCGGTCGGTATTGTTGCCGACTATCTCATCAGCTCGGCACTTGTCAACTGCGGAATCGACCTGCGGATTAACTACTGTATCGGCATGATTGTTACGATTTGGTTTATCATCAACGAGTTGATTTCAATCTTGGAAAACCTCTCGGAAATTGGAATCCCATTGCCGAAGTTTTTAGTATCAATCGTTAAAAGGCTGAAAACCACAGTCGAAGTGAAAACAGATGAAAGCGAGGAATAATATGAAAAATACCGTTACAAAGCCTCAGATTGATGAATTACTCGAAAAATCAGAAATTAAGGTCGAAACAGTTTACGACAAGGTAACCGTTGTAAGTTGCAAACTGCCAAACGGATTTGTCATAACTGAATCAAGCGGAGCAGTTGACAAAGCAAACTATGACGAAAAAATCGGTACAGAAATCTGTATGGAAAGAATTGAAAACAAATTGTGGGAGCTTGAAGGCTATGCCCTTGCAAAACAACTTTACGAAAGTGAGGAATAATTAAATTATGAGTAATTCAAAACTTGTAAATTACACTAAATTATCGCCAAATCACAGCGGTAAGCGTACACACAGCATTGACCGAATCACTCCGCATTGCGTAGTCGGTCAGTGCAGTGTTGAAACTCTCGGTAATATCTTTATGAATACAGCCTGTGAGGCAAGCTGTAACTACGGAATCGGCTATGACGGCAGAGTGTTGCTTTGTGTTGATGAGGGCAATCGCTCTTGGTGTAGTTCATCAAACGCAAATGACCAGAGGGCGGTAACAATTGAATGTGCAAGCGATACAACCGCACCGTACACCATGAACAGCAAGGTGTACAACAAACTCGTTGCACTTTGCGTTGATATCTGCAAGCGTAACGGCAAGACTAAACTGCTTTGGTTCGGTAATGAGGACAAGACACTGAATTATTCGCCAAGATCAGGCGAAATGGTCTTGACTGTACATAGGTGGTTTGCAAATAAATCCTGCCCAGGCGACTGGCTCTACAACAGGCTTGGCAATCTTGCAGACGAAGTAACCGCACAGCTCGGCGGTAAAACAACAAACACGGAGGTAGAAGAAATGATTAAATACGGCGCACACAACACAGCAACACTTGCATTCAAGAAACAGTTGATTACACTCTACAATATGGGTATCATCAAGACGAAAGTCGATAATTCAAACGGTTTCGGTGACGGCACTTTGAAAGCTGTAAAAGAGGCACAGAGAGCAGGTAAGGTCACGGTTGACGGCATTGTCGGCGAGAAGACAATCAATGCTATCTATCATCTCATCAATGATTGCAACTGGTCTAAAGATAAAAAAATTGCCAACGCAAAAAAGGCACTCGGCTGATATTGAATGTTTCGCACCGCTACAAAGTTAATGGCGGTGCGAAATGTTATTCAAAGAATTGAGGTGAAACAAATGATAGAACTGTATCAAGGTGATTGTCTTGAATTAATGAAAAACATTCCCGATAACAGCGTTGACTTGTTGGTCACAGACCCACCTTATGGGATTGACTATCAATCAATGTGGTGTAAAGACAAGACGAAAAGAATGTCTAAAATCTTAAATGATAAAAAGCCATTTACAGACTTTATCCCATTG